AGCATATGTCCCGCTAGGTGGTTTACCCGCCCAGATCCAAGCAGCTGAGGGTCGCGTCAAGAAGTTCACTGGAAATTGTGTGGACCAGATGCCCGTTAAGTACCTATCCCTCGCGGTCGAGTTTTGTCAGTTCCTCTTCCCTGAGGCGCACATCCTGGACCCCTGCACTATCGAAGAGGTTAAGCTGCGTCAACCGCGGCCTGGCCAGCAGACTCGCAATGAGGCCGCGATTGCTGGAAAACCTGATCCGTTCAAGCTCCAAGTCTTCAACAAGCGTGAGACTTACGGAAAACCTACCGATACGAGGATCATCAGCCCTGCACCGCCGATCATGATGATGGAGTCGAGTCAGTACATGTACCCGCTTTCCGATCATTTTGCACAGTTTACTGACTGTGGCCTTCCTGGCATTAGTGGTGGCAGAAGTTGTCCGTGGTACGCTTTCGGGATGAAACCCGCGCAGGTGAATGAAGCTGTTGCAGCAGTCGCCGTGAGCGCGAAAGTAGGCATTTTGGATACCGATGCAAACCGCTTTGATGGAAACGTCAAGTTGGCATTGCGTGAATTCGACCAGATGCTGCTCGCCCGAGCGTACGCCAAGCGCCACCATGGTGCGTTGTTCAAAGCGCGCCGCAAGACTTTTGGGTACATTGCCCAGACTCCTGGAGGATTTGAATACTGGACTGATACCACTTAGTTGTCCGGGTTCCCTGACACAGCCGCGTTGAACTCCGCGCGCAGTGCCTTTTTCTCCTATGCTTCGTTGCGCATTCAGGGCCTTAGCCCTGAGGAGGCACGTAAGGGTCTTGGTCTTTATGGCGGGGACGATGGTTTCACGGCTGACCTAGATGCCGAAACATTCCAAAGTGTGGCCCGAGACTTCGGCATGAGCATGGACTGCGTGTTCGTTAACCGGGGGGAGATGGGTGTGAATTTTCTGGGTAGGTATTATAGCCCCGATGTGTTCACTGGTGATACTAACAGCATGATCGATTTCGGTCGCATGATTGTGAAGTTGCACCTCACCGTTGATCCGATGGCTGCCCAGCCTTCTAAGGCTTGGGGCAAGCTCGCTGAGAAGCTGACAAGTTTGGCATGTACCGACATGCACACTCCCGTGGTTGAGGAGTTACTTGAAGCAGCTGTGCGTACGGGTCGTTGGAACAGCCCAATAGCTGAGGAGCCAAGCTATGTTGTTAACGTCCGAGCGCCTTGGATGGACTTCGTGGTTGATCAGGCATGCCTCAAGCTCAGCCTAGACCGCCAGGGACTTTGTGGTTGGTTGCAGCTCGTCAACACTGTGTCTCAGTTGCTTAATTGCCCTGGGTTCGGTGAAGCCGAGGTTGTGCTACCCAAGGTTGCGGTCATCATGAATGGGGAGGTCGTTTTGCCAGCGGGCGCCACGCTGAGTGAGGATGACGTCTTCAAACTCGGGCGTAGTACACATGTCCAGGTTCATGAAAGCAAAGCCAGTGCCAAGGCCGATGCTAAGGCTGCACGTCCAATTCTGGACAAGGGGAAAGAGGAAGTTGATGGGTCTTCCACCGTGGCCGCTAATTGCCGCGAGTGTGGTGGCCTATTCAATTCCTCCCAAGTTAGTGCTGAACAACGCGAGAAGATGCTGGCAGGAGGTCCTTTCCGCTGCCGCGATTGTGGTGTCAAAGCGAAGGCTAGGTTTGAGTCGTCTGCCAAACGTAAGCCTACTTGAGTCCCTTGGGCCAGGCAGTGGATAGCCTAAACATCTCCCGTACGTGCCGGGATATTCAGCACGTAACAGGTGAACACCAG